TAACCAAAAGGAGAAGACTATGCCTGATAAAGTCGTAGAAAAAGAAACGCCGGAGCGTAAAGAATCGATTGAGGTCGATGAAAAGCGCAAAGGCGAAATAATGGATGAAGGTGCAAAACGCGCACTGGAAAACGAAAAAGCACGCCGTACAGAGATTCGTAGCCTGTTTGAAGGTCATGATGATCATATCGAAGTGCGCGATCAATGCCTGGATGATCCCGAAGTTGATATCAATGAAGCACGTAAGCTGCTGCTGGATGCTATCGGCAAACAGGAACAGCCTGCCGCCAATGGCCAGCGCGTTGAAATGGGTGAATCGGCGGCGGAGAAATTCTCTCGCGCTGCAGAGGATGCCATTTCCGTGCGAGCCGGTCTTTCCGATGACCGCAGTAAAGCCAGTGAGCTATGCGGCTATCAGCTGGTGGATATTGCTCGTAAATGTCTGGAGCTACATAATGTCCGCACCGAGGGTATGGATCGCAGCACCATGATCGGTCGCGCCTTTACCCATTCCAGCAGCGATTTTCCAAAGATTCTGGAAAACAATGCGCGTAAGGCAATGCTGCGTGGCTATGAGGAAGCACCAGAAGTATTCCCTCGCTTTACTCGTGCTGGAAACCTGTCTGATTTCAAGATTCATACTCGAACAGGCATTGGTACGGTGGCATCACTGCGCAAGGTTGAAGAAGGTGGTGAATACAAACACACCACCATCGGAGAACGCGGTGAGCAAATCCAGCTGGCAACGTATGGGGAGCTTTTCAGCATTACCCGTCAGGCCATCATCAATGATGATCTGGAAGCGTTCACACGCATTCCACGCACATTAGGACGTGCTGCGGCGCGTACTGTGGGTGATCTGGTCTTTTCAATTCTGACCGATAATCCCAATATGTCAGATGGCAAAGCGGTGTTCCATGCCGATCATAAGAATCTGGCTGCATCGGGAACTGCTATTTCTGCTGCGAGTGTTAGTAAAGCCAGGGCTGCGATGCGTAAGCAAAAGGACGGTGATGCAACATTGAACATCCGTCCTAGCTTTATGCTCACACCGGTGGATATCGTGGATACAGCAGCCGTGCTGATGTCGTCTGAAACCAATCCTGATCAAGCAAACAGCCGGGTGCGCAACCTTGCCACGGTCAATGGGGCATTGGAAGTGCTTGCGGATGCTCGGTTGGATGCAGCATCGGCGACTGCCTGGTATCTGCTTTCTGATCCTAACTCCTTTGATACCATTGAAGTGGGTTATCTGGACGGTGTGGCGTTACCATTCCTTGATGATATGGATGGCTGGACGATTGATGGGCGTGAATACAAGGTGCGCATTGATGCGGCAGCAGCGCCACTTGAATTCCGTACTCTGTATAAGAATCCAGGCGCTTAAACACTTAGCACAAACCTAATCTCAACCGACCCAGCGGCCAGATTTTCTGTGCCGCTTTTTTAATGCCTAACTAAAGGAGAAAATCTCATGGCTACTAACTTCGTTCAAGAGGGTAAAGCCCTCAACTATACTCCATCGGGTGCAGATGTTGCATCAGGTGATTTTGTGCTGATCGGCACGATTGGCGGTATTGCTAAAACCGATATTGCCGATGGTAAAACTGGTGCAGTACATGTTTCCGGTGTGTTTAGCGTCCCTAAAGCCAGTGGCGCGGTAACACAGGGTGCAAAGCTGTACTGGAACAGCACCAATAGCAACCTGACTACCACCGCATCGGGAAATACTATTGCTGGTGTGGCGGCAGAAGCCGCTGCGTCCGGCGATGCCAATGTAAAAATCCTCTTAAATGTGGGGCTGTAAATATGCCGTTTATTGAGGATATGCAGGAGCGTGATCTTGCGCTCCTGCAAGCATTGGATGGGCGTGAGGTTACCTACACCCCAGCTGGAGGTATGCCTCGCATCGTTTCTGGCATGCTGCAGGAATTCACCGAGCTGACAGGTGGTGAAACGGTGGATGTGGTGGTTGCCAAGCCGGTACTTTCAGTACGCACCATCGATATCCCAGAGATACAGGCCGGAGATATCTTCACCATTGATGGAAACGATTATGAGGTGGCCGTTGTCAGTCCAGACAATGAAGGCATCACCGAATTAATGATGGAAAAAATATGAAACACGCACGCACACAAATCCGCAATGCGGTAACGGCTCTGCTTAAGGGTAATACCACGGCAGGCAATAATGTTTATGAAGCAAGAGTTTATCCGATTAATGATCCGAAGCTCCCAGCCTTGTTGGTTTACACTAAGCAGGAAACGGTTGGTGAGCAATCCATGAGCCGCCCCCGCACGCAGCAGCGTGAGCTGTTCGTCACGGTGGAAGCCTATGTCAAAGCGCGGGGTAATGTGGATGAAGCTGCTGATACGCTGGCAATGGAAATTGAGCAGTTAATCGCTATCGATCCAACTTTGGGTGGTTTGGTAAAGGACACTGCACTGGACACCACTGAAACGCAATTCTCCGATGAAGGAGAAAAGCCCATTGCAGTGGCAATTTTAGCTTTCTCGGTGTTGTACACCGTCAAGGAACATGAGCCGCAAACGCTGACTTAAGCCTCCCGGTCAGTCGCTCATGCTTAAGGGCAGTCCCTCAAAAGGGGGCTGCCCTTTTTTATCTAATCCAACCAACTTAAAGGAGAAATACTATGGCAACTCATGCTGGTAGCGAGGGGAAAGTCCTTGTCGGATCGAACCAAGTCGCTGAAATTAAATCATGGTCGCTGGAAGTTGTCAGCGATACCGTTGATGCTTCCATCATCGGCACTTCATGGCGGAAGAACCAAGCAACAATCAAAAGCTGGTCTGGCAGTTTTGATGGTTTCTGGGATGAGACCGATACAATGGGTCAAGGAGCACTCTCTGCTGGAGCCACCGTTACATTGAATCTGCACCCCGAAGGTGACGATACAGGTGACACTTTCTGGACAGGCGATGTGATCATCACCTCCATTTCTTACAACGCATCTTTTGACGGAATTGTTGAAGCATCATTCAGCTTCACCGGCACTGGAGCATTAACTGAATCAACCGTACCATAAGGAGATGATATGAGTGTTATTAATCGTGCTACTGCTCATTACGCGCAACAGGAAAGGCTGATTATTGCTGTGCCTGAATGGGGTGATGAGAACGGGCCACTGGAAATTCATGTATTTCCAATGACCATGGCTGAGGTGAATTCGATGGGAAAGATTGCCAGTAAAAAAGCAAGTAACATCGAGCAAGCTGCCAACATTATCGTGGTGAAAGCCAAGGATAAAGATGGCAATCGCCTTTTTAACGTCAGCGACCGTGACAAGCTGATGAGCCAAGCGGATTACCGCGTAGTCTCTCGTATTGCTGAAAAAATCGAGGAACATTTCTTCGGCGATATGGAGACGCACAAGGGAAACTCCGAAGCGACCCAACCAGACGAAACCAGTTAGCGCTGGCATGGCGGCTTTCTCGGCCTCTGGCTGAGATTGAGGCCATGTCAACGCAACAATTTATGGAATGGGTCGCATTCTTCGAAATTCAATCTGAAAATATGAGTAAAAACCATGGCAAGATTCGCTAGTGCAGAATTTACCATACGCGCCATCAATAAAACGCAGAAAACCTTCACCCAGATTAATCAGGGCGTGGATAATATGGATCGGCGTTTTAGCAAGATGGGTCGTGGGCTACAGCGCATTGGTGGACTCATGGCAACAGCCTTTGTAGGCAGGCAGATTGTTGATACCATCACTAAATTTGAGAAGCTCGAAGCCAGCCTGCGCACTATCACTGGTTCTGCTGAAAAAGCGGGGGTTGCCTTTGGATTTATTCAGGATTTTGCGGCCACAACTCCGTTCCAATTAGAGGAAGTCACGGATGCTTTTATCAAGCTGAAGGCGCTGGGGTTAACACCCTCTGCAGAGGCGCTGACCTCCTACGGTAATACTGCCACTGCGATGGGCAAAAGCCTCAATCAAATGATTGAAGCAGTAGCCGATGCTGCCACCGGTGAATTTGAGCGCCTGAAAGAATTTGGTATCAAAGCCAAAAGCCAGGGTGATCAGGTGACGTTCACCTTCCAAGGTGTTAGCACCACGGTGGGTAAAAATGCCAAGGAAATCGAGGCATTTCTAAAAGGTATCGGTGATGTGCAATTTGCCGGAGCGATGGAACAGCAGGCAGATACGCTGAATGTTGCCCTTTCAAATATGGGGGATGGATTCTCCAAGCTGGTCAAAGCTATTGGTGATGCTGGCTTAACTGCAATACTGACAGGCATTGCTAATGGCATTAAATGGTTGGCAGAACAAATCACTAACTCTATTGAGCCGTTCAAGCTGGGTTTTAAGGCTATCATCGCTGAGGTCATAAAATTCGGTAATTTGTTTATTGCCGTATTCAAGGGTGTGGGCGCAGCGTTTAGCGCTTTTGGAGAAACAATCACAGCTCGCTTTGAAGCACTGGGTAAAGACCTGGCGGCTTTCGTTGAAGACCCGCTGGGCGGTGTATCCTTTGAAAACACTCGTGCCGCGCTGGAAACCGGTCTGCTGGATGCGATGGGTAATGCTTTTGATAAGGCATTGGAAGAAGCTAAAGAATTCAACGCCGCCATCGATGCTGAAATTCAGGGCGCGGCTCTAAAAATTATTGAAGCGAGAGAGGCAAAGAATGCATCGCTGGATAGCCTGTTTGAGGAAACAGCCACACCAGAAAACACCGAAGAAACCAACAAGCAAACTGAGAAATTTACCAAGCTGCAGAACGAAGCACAGCGCGTAATCGATGCCACGCGTACTCCGCTTGAGAATTACAATAAGGAAATGGAGAAGCTAAATAAGCTGCTCAAGGAAGGCCATATCAATCAGGAAACCTTTTCGCGTGCAACGGAACAGGCACAGGAAAAGCTGAAAAAGTCCTCGGAAAAAGCTGGTGATGTTATCGGGAGTGAATTTGAAAGCCTCGGCAAAACCATGGAAGGCACGGTAGCTGATGCACTTGATGGGATCAGTGGTCGCTTTGACAGCTTTGGAGATTTTGCCAAAGGGTTTCTATCCGACCTTAATCGTGCTCTTTTGCAGTTTGCTCTGAAAGATTTAGGTATCACGGGCGAAGGTGGCTTGATCGGCGATCTCTTCGGCTCCATCGGGGGATTGTTTAAAGGTGGTGGTAGTGGCGGCGGTGGGTTCGGCAGCCTGCTTTCCGGTGCGGCAAGCCTCTTCGGAGGTTTTTTTGCTGATGGTGGAAAATTAAGCCCTGGCAAATTTGGTGTGGTTGGTGAAAACGGGCCGGAGCTGGCATTTGCTGGAAGCTCCCCACTCAACATCATGCCAAACGGCATGGGTGCAGCACCGATTACCGTCAATATGAATGTACAAACGCCGGATGTGCAGAGCTTCAGGCAAAGCCAAGGCCAACTAGCGGCTGATATGGCGCGGTCGATTGATCGTGCAAGGAGGAATCTATGATTCAGCAACACTCTTGGGTATTTTGTATCGGAGGGCAAGCAACGCTACCGTAAGAGCAGAATACACAACAATCATCTTCTTTTGGTTTAAGGAGCGTGTGGCAAGCGGTGCATTCATAAAAATACTGACATGCATCGGTTGGCATGGTTTCTTCTTTTTGAGTACCACACTCTGGGCAGGTAATTGTGGATTGTAAAATAGGTTTCGTCATCTGATCGCTCTGATTAAATCAGGTTCAATCTGCGGCCAGATAATGGCAATGCCGGTGAGTAATACGGCGACAATCGTCAGAATAACCATGCCGGTTTTTTGTTTGGGTGTGTCTTCGCACGGTTCGCAGGCGCTTTTACAATTGCGCCAATATACATAGCCGCCGATGGCCAAAGCAAGAATGGAAACAGCGATAAGATAAGGACGGAAAGGCTGCAATACAGTAATGTTCGAAACCCATGCACCTCCGATGCCAAGATTGAACAACACTAAAGGAATAACACAACAGGATGCGCCGATCACCGCCGTAACTGAGGCTATAATACTACCAATGATGGGAAATTTATCTTTCACATTACCTCCTTTAATTCGATGGTAGTACAGCCTGTTTTGTCATTTTCATGCATACAGGCAAAATCAACCGCACAGCAGTTTTCGACCATGTAGCGGATAAGTGCTTGTGTGATTGTGTAGTTAGCCGAGTAAATCATGCTACGGCCATTCTTTTGCGCCTGAATCAGCCCCGCTTCGGATAAGTGAGACAGGTGAAATGACAGTGTATTATGCGGCATTTCAAGTTGGTTACTGATAGTTCCGGCAGTTAGCCCTTCTGGGCCAGCAACCACCAGCATCTTGAATGCTTTGAGCCGTGTTTCATGAGCAAGTGCGGCAAATGCCTTAACTGAAGTATCTAAATCCATTCGTCCAGAATAATAGACATAATGCTATTCGTCAAGGATTATCGACAAATGAACGATTTTGAAGAAGTACAATTTCCCAGCGATATTTCGTATGGCGCGACCGGTGGGCCAATGTTTTTAACCGATGTGGTAGCAACCGTATCTGGTCATGAACAGCGTAACAGCAAGTGGAGTCAATCCCGCGCCAAGTACAACGCCGCATCGGGCATTAAAACTGAAACGCAGTGGCAGGCATTGATCTCCTTTTTCCGTGCGCGGCGTGGTAAGGCTGTGGGTTTTCGTTTCAAGGATTGGAGCGATTACAAAGGCGAAAACGTACAAATCGGCGTTGGTGATGATAGTGAAACCGATTTTCAGCTTATAAAGATTTACTCTAGCGGCAGCGTGGCGGTGTCGCGGGATATCACCAAGCCGGTGGCTGGCACAGTGGATATTTACATTGATGCAGTGCTGCAAGCCTCTGGCGTAACCGTTGATACTACAACAGGAATTGTGACCTTTGATACTGCGCCTGCAGGTGGCGAAGTGATTACTGCTGATTTTGAATTTGATGTACCGGTGCGGTTTGACACGGATGAGCTGGGGCTTTCCATGGATAGCTTTGATGCTGGTAGCTGGAGCAGTATTCCTCTGATTGAGGTGCGGATATGAGAATAATATCACCTCAATTAGAAGCGCATTTTGAAGGCGGCCTGACCACACTGGCAACCTGCTGGAAGATCACGCGGGAAGATAGCACCGAGCTGGGCTTTACCGATCACGATCAGATGCTCACTATCGACAGTGTGGAATATGACTCGCTTGCTGGATTCACACCCACCACGGTGGAAAATAAATCCAATATGTCGGTCGATAATCTCGATGTTGAAGGCCAGGTGTTTCCTTCCAAAATCACGGAAGAAGATTTGCTGGCTGGACTCTACGATTATGCGGAAATTGAGATATTCATCGTCAATTATGAAGATTTGACGCAGGGCAAGCTGGTGGTGAAGCGTGGGCGACTGGGCGAAGTAACACTCAACAGCCAGATGTTTCAGGCAGAGGTGCGCGGATTAACACAGCATCTGTCACAAACCATTGGCGATGTTTTCTCGCCGTCCTGCCGTGCGATTCTTGGTGATTCCAAATGCAAAGTGGCGTTGGCTGGTTTTACCGTGTCTGCCACCGTATCTGAGGTGGTCAACAACCAGACCTTCAAAGCAACCACGCTCACAGAGGCTGCAGGATGGTACACCGGTGGCGAGGTGGAATGGACATCTGGCAATAATGATGGCCGCAAAATGGAAGTGAAGGAATTTGCTTCCACACAGGTGGTGCTGGCACTGCCAATGGGCAAAAGCATACAGGTGGGTGATACGTTCGACGTCATCGCTGGCTGCGATAAAACCCGCGAAACCTGCCAGAGCAAATTTTCCAATATCATCAATTTTCGTGGAGAGCCGGATGTGCCTGGCACAGACAAGCTGCTCACGACTGCT